ATGAACAGGCCGCCCTGCGACCCCATGACGATCGAGAACGCGCGCGCTCTTGGGCTTTGCGCCGCGCAGCTGCTGTGCCGGGAGTGCGGACATTATGCGCGCGTGACGTTCGAGCAGCTCGCCCTCCCCGAGGCGACGCCGATCCCCGGTATCGCGCGCCAAAGACGATTCGTCTGCTCAGGCTGCGGCGGACGCGCGATCATCTCCCTGCCCGATTGGTCCGACTTCAAAGCCAATGGAATGGGCGGCATGAGCGCCACGCGATAACAAAAAGGCCCCGGCCCTGCCGAGGCAGAACTGCGGCCAGCCTATGCGCGCAGAGCGCATCCAACGCCGATCAGAATACGTCAGCGTCACAGCCGTTCACCGCCAGGATCTCCTTTGCGTTCCCGACGCTGTCGGAGCTAAGCCAGAGCGGAAAATCCACCTTTATCGCGCCGCCTGCGTGGCGCATATTTCAGTCATGTGCAATCTCTACTCCCTGACAAAGACCCAAGACGCGATGCGCGCCCTCTTCCGGGTCAGCAAGGATCTGGCAGGCAATTTGCCTCCGATGCCCGGGATATTCCCGGACTATCCCGCGCCGATTGTCCGATTGACCGAAGGCGCGCGGGAACTCACGTCCGCCAGATGGGGCATGCCGTCGCCGGCGTTCGCCCTGAAGGGCCGCGCCACCGATCCCGGCGTGACGAACGTGCGCAACACGTCATCGCCGCATTGGCGGCGCTGGCTCGGGCCCGCAAATCGCTGCATCGTGCCGTTCACATCCTTTTCGGAATATGAGACAGGATCCGACGGCAAAAAAGTTCCGGTCTGGTTCGCCCTTGGCGAGGAGCGTCCCCTCGCCTGCTTCGCCGGAATCTGGACGAACTGGACGTCCATTCGGAAAGCCAAGGAAGGCGAGGTCACCTGCGATATTTTCGCGTTCCTGACCACCGAAGCGAACGCCGAGGTCGCGCCGATCCATCCGAAGGCCATGCCTGTGATTTTGACGGAGGAGAGCGAAATCGACGCGTGGCTCAACGCGCCGACGCCGATCGCCATGGAGCTTCAAAGGCCGCTTGCGAATGGGAAGCTGCAGGTCGTGGCTCGCGGAGCTCGACAGGATGGATAAAGCTGAAACGAAGAACGCCCCCCGCCGCCTGGGCGCGCGAGAACAATGTCGCCGAACCCTTTAACGGCCGCTCGCCACTGCGCTTGATGGCGGCTGACGGCCGAGTCGAGATCACGCTTCTCTATTTGAAGGCGCGACGCCGCGCCGCGCGGCGGACGTCAGCTCTAAAGCGAAGAGTGCGTTCCAGCGAATTTTGGATGACCGCAACAGCCAACAAAGTTAAAGACGAAAAGCACTCCGTCGGATTCAATAATTTCAAACAAAGGTGCTGTGGCAGGAAACGAAAAACCCCGCACGGCTTTCGCCGGGTGGGGTAAGGAAGGCTTAAGGAGCACCGTCCGAGTCATGACGGAGCAGATGCAGATCGACCAGCGAACTCGTTTAGCGCGCGAAGTTCATCATGATGCGCGCGAGTGCTATGTCACGGCCCAACAATCCGGCCTTCGCAACCCCGACACATTCTTCAGTGGCGTCAGATTCGTTGGCGAACTTCGCCGAACAATCCGCCCGAGCGATCGCAATTTCCTTATCGCGCTCCGCACGGGCTTCGCCGTCCGCATGATTGATCGCGATCCCCGTCAGCCCGATAATCGCAACGATCAGAAAAGCCGATCCGACACTTTCAAGAATCCCGCGCAAGAATTTCACGAGCACCTCCATCGCCGAAAGATTTTAACCCGCCGTTTTCCTTGGGGCGACAGTTCCGTCCCCACCGTCTGGTTAACGTTCTCTTAAGAAGTGTACCATCGAGCCTGAACTGGCCATGAACGGCTCTGCGCCCAACTCGGGTAAGTTCCCCGCGACGCTCCCGAGGCCTTCGTGACTGGCGCCGCCGTCGTCTTGGTGGCCGGAACGAGCCAAATCGCCGTCGCGTCGATCAGGCGGGACAGACGCTGCGCGAGCTGTTTCTTACCCCCGTTTTTGGGGACTGGCGCCCTTAAAAAAGGCCCCGGCCTAGCCGAAGCAGAACCGGGGCCAAGTCAAAGATGGAGACGCCCGAGGCCCGATCATGGCCCCGAGACGATGATTTCGCTGACGGCCTTAGCCTCGTCGGCTCCGCCCACCTGATAGGTCAGATCGACGCTTTCGATCCGGAACGCCGCGTAAATTGCGCGGGTCTCGGGCAAATCGTTGATCGTTAGGATGAAGCGCCCAAGGATTTTGCCGAGCGCCGCCGCCATGGCGGCATGGTCCGCCGGCGAAAACAGATCGCGGCCGTAATAATCCTCCGTCCCGAAATATGGCGGATCGCAGAAAAACAGCGCGCCCGGCCGATCCCATCTGGTGAAAAAATCGCGCCAGTCGAGGCATTCGATCGTCACGCCGGCGAGGCGATCGTGGATCGCTTCGAGGAGAACCCCAAGCTTCGTCGTGTCGAAACGCGCCGGACCCGTGAGCGAATAGCCGAAATTCCGCCCGGCGACTTTCCCGCCAAAGGCGAGCCGCTGCAGATAGAGGAATCGGGCGGCGCGCTCCAGATCGGTCAGCGTGGCAGGATCCTGCGCCAGCAATCGCTCGAATTCGGCCCGGCTGGTCAGCCGCCATTTGAGCAGATCGAAGAACGGCTCGTAATGGCGCTGCAGGATCCGGAAGAAATTGGCGACGTCGCGCGAGCGGTCATTAATGACCTCAACCTCCGGCGCGCGCTCGCGGCGCAGGAACACGCCGCCCATGCCGACGAACGGTTCGCCATACAGAACATGGGGCGTCGCGTCGATCAGGCGCGACAGGCGCTGAGCAAGTTGCTTCTTTCCTCCTATATAGCCCGCCGCTGGGCGCGCCGGCGTGACGACGCGCAGCCGCGATTGGCTGTCGCCCAGATCCATTTCTGATTGCATTTTGGTAACCCGGATTCAGCTACCCTGGGCGCGCCGTCGACGGCGGCGGGGGAGCGTTATCCATCGGTGCGCTGCGCGGGTCGGCCGCCAAGCAAGGCCCGCGTCCGGTTTTGCCGGCCCCCGTTTCCGGAGACTGACGCCCTTAAAAAAAGGCCCCAGCCCTGCCGAAGCAGAACCAGGGCCAAGTCAAGGGAGGAAACGCCCAAGGAGGGCTGCAGCACAGGCCTTGCAGCCCGCGATGCCTCTGGACGGGCTAACGCCCGAAATCGTCAAAATCGGTCATCTGCCAGCAAATCTGGCGAAAAGACCTAGCGAGGGAGCAAACGCTACGTCAGCGATTGCGAGCAAATGTTCGTGCGCCTAGAATACGGTGAATAGCTGCCCTTGCGATTTTCGAATCGATGTAGTCAGTTCGATGCCCGCGCGACAGTGAATGCATAGCAATTAGTTTTATTTTAATAAATATAACATAGTGAAGGTATTAATATGCTGAATATCATTAACTATTTCTGCCGTATTGTTTCTTTTAAACATTACGCCGCTAGCAGCATTGTTATGCTGTGCTTTTTATTTAATAACGGAATAGCTAATGCTACTTATATTGTTGCAATTTCTAGCGGCGATGTTTTTGTTATGGGGGCAGACAGCCGCGAAACACATGATGATGGCAGCACGGATGATGATGTCTGCAAATTAACTGTTGTTAATGATCATACTGTTGTTTCCGCCGTGGGATATATTAATTATTTCGTCGAGCCAGCACCATCTTCTATAAGCATCATAAACATTGAAAAGAAATTGATTGAGGATGGCAATAGTATAAAAGACGCAGCGCAGCTATTCGGCAACCAAGTAGAAAGATTGCTGGTTGAAGGAAATTCCCCTATTCCCGGAAGGCAAACCGTAGGAATTTTTGGAGGCTTTGACAACGATAAACCCGAATTTTCTGCAGCGTATATCGGATTTGATAATGATACTAATAAATATAAATTCTATCGTTTAGAGACAAAAAATGACTTAAATATATTTTTCACACCTCAAAATAAAATAGATATACATAAAATCGTTATTGGCGACGCATATAGAACGAATGCGTTGCGTAAGTATATTAATGTAGCTGATGCGCTTGCCTCTAGGGTAGCGTTTGTTGTTAAAGAGGTAATAGATTCTCATCAGGCCGACAATATTGGCGGCGTACCAAGCGTGATCATTCTTGAAAAAGGCAAGCGCCCGAGATGGTATGCCAAAACTCAGAGCTGTCCTGACGCAAAATAACAGCTTTAGACGCCGGCCCTGTTTTCGCGCGTCGGCCAAGGCCTGAAATTAAAATTCCTACTCCGATCCCGCGCGTCTGCCTCGTCTCTTCCAGTTCTTCGCGGAGCCCCGCCATTTGCTTCGCGTGAGCATTCTGGAGGGACGAAGCGCTAAATTATTCTTCGGTCACGCCGAACGGAAGCAGCCTTTCGCAACCGATGCAGGCCTTTGCCTGACGTCTGCGCTCATGCCTCAGTTCGGCTTCGACTTTTTTTAGTTCCCTCTCTAGCGTCTCGATGCGGCGACCCATTTCCTCGATCGTCTGACGATCCATCTGCCGTTGCTTGGTATGGTCGTCGAGAATGAATTGCACCTGGGCGGCAACCGCAGCGCGGATCAGCGCGTCTGTTTCGGCGCGCAGTTTGGCCGTTTCGGCTTCGGTGCGATCGGTCTCGGCTACCGTCTTGTCAGTTTCGGCCGATGTTTTCCGCTTGCTGTAATAAGTCTCAATGATCTTCCCGAGAATGCCCCCAAGGCCTAATGCGCCGGCGACGCTAAGGGCAATCTGCAAATTCGAACCGCCGCCGTCCGCCATCATCCATCCTTATGGCGACCGGATCGGGCCGCTCTTCCAAATGCAGAAAAGCCGGGACGCATTGGCGCCGGCGCGAGCTCATTCGTTTGACCATTCCTCGATCTTCGAGCCGTCGGTCCGGTCCAGAATGACCGGACGGAGCGTCTCGGGCTGCGAGACGATCGGGCGTGGAATATCCAGCACATCGCCGCGCGCGATCAGGATGTGATCGATCGCGTCATGCAGCTGCATCGCCTCGCGCGTGGAAATGGTCCGCAGCAAACCGATCCGGCAGAGAACGGCCGAAAGCGTGTGAAAGCGCGCGCTCATTGGCCGCCCTCGCCTTCGATCAGGGCGCCGACCGAACGCAGTTTCTGCCGGCAGTCGCGGCCCGCGCGCTTGAGATCGAGGACGTAGGTTGCCGCCTGGCGATTGGTGGCGACCTTGGCGCCGCTCGGCTCGTCAAGGCAGGCCAGCAGGCTTTGCGGAATGGAATCTCGCAACAGCGGGCGCGCGACTTGCGGCGGCGCCGTGAGAACGGCGGGCGAGCTGGCGCAACCGGTTAGGGCCAGCGCGGCGAGAAGGAGAAAAGCGCGCATCATTTCCCCCGGATGGCGTCGAGAATGACGGAATGCGCCGGCGCGTCGGGACCGTCGGGCTTGGTGTCCTGCGGCGCGGCGTCGATCAGGGCTTGCGCGGCGGCGAGACCGGCGTCGCTCGCCACCTTCTTCCGGGCGAGATCGTCAAGCTGGGCTTTCAGATTGGCGGCATTGGCGGCGGCTTCGGCCTGCGCCTTCTGTTCGGCGGCGATCACGGCTTTTTCGTTTTCGTCATTGATCGCGGCGATCTGCCGATCGTAACGGGCTTGCCATTGAGCGTCAGCGTTATGGTAGCCTTCGGCATAGATCTGGCTGGCGAGCGCGGCGCAGAGGCAGGCCGCGACCGCATAATGCTTGAGAGGGCTTGGCACATAGACCAGAGCCGCCACAGCCGCCGCCACGGCGAGAATGGAAACCAGCGTGCCCGCATGGCCGATCACGTCGAAAAGAGAGAGCATCAGCACGACCTCCAAACGCCGCCTTGAAGCCAGCCGTGCCATTTGCATTCGCACCCCTGGCAGTTCACGGAAGGCGTCAGCGTCGGCGCTTCAAAGTTGCCGTCCCATAGCCACGACGCATGTGGACCGTCCGGTTTTTTCAGGTGGCCGATCTTGATCGAGCCGCAATATTCGACGGGGCGCCGCGGGTCGGGGCAATTGAATTCGAGACGATCGACCTTGGCCGGGTCATCGGTCCCTTTTCCCTCCGCATCCTTGAACTTGAAATCCCCGTGACGCGCTTCGAAAACAAAGCCGTCGCGAACCAGCGTTTTGTTCGTCACGCCGTCGGTAATCCCAGTCGTGAAGGGAAAGTCCGACGGCCAACGACGCCCTTTGATGTCAACCATCACTCAGCCTCCGGACGCGCGACGAGATCGACGGTCTGACCGGCGAGCGCGTGGCCGCTGTCGCTCAGAAACTGGATTTTTCCGCCCGTCACAAAGGAATGACAGACGAGCGGAATGGCTTTCCCTGCCGCGTCCAATTCCCAATCTCCGGTCCACTTGCCATTTTCATCGGTGATGATTCTATGGCCGTGAACGAGAACGGAGGGCGTGAACGTCGGGCGGTCGTAGTCGCCATTGAAGCCCCAGCCGTTGGGGCCGACATTGATCGCGTGGAGCGATTTGCAGCCAGGGCAATAAAACCCGATGTGATCGCCCTGGATGACCCTGAGAACGCCTTTTTGCATGGTATCAGCCCTCCATCAGGCATAATTCGCGTTCTTTTTCGCGGCGCCGGGTGAGGCCCGGCATGACGAATCCGGCGGCGCGGTTGAAATGCAGCAGCGCGTCGCAGCCGCCGCGGATGTCGCCCGCATTGAGCCTGGCGACGACGCTCGAGCGGCAGACGCCGCCGACGCCGATATTGTGGGCGAGGCTGAGGACCGCGACATAGCGCGCGTCGGTCATCGGCGCGCGGATGCATCGCTCGATTCCATCGGCCTCGCGGTCGAGATCGGCCAGCAGCAGCGTCTTGCATTCGGCCAGGCTGGCGCGCTCGCCGGGCGTGACGTCCGGGCCGGTGTGGCCGTAGCAGACGGTCCAGGGCTTCCCGCGCGTCGCTGGATCTGGATAGGCGTTCTGCCGCAGCCCCTCGAACCCGCCGACGACCGAAACAGCCAAAGCCGCCGCGATGCCGCTCTTGTGCAGGCGGTTGAGTTTTTTCGGGGCGTCAGCCATTGGCGTCGGTCCCGGGCTGCTTGAGGATGCGGGCCAGCCCGAACGAGACCGAGGCCAGGAACAGGCCGCCAGCGAAGGGCCATGCGCCAATCAGCGCCTTGGCTTCGTCCGAAATCATCGGCGCGACGAAAATGACGGCGCCAACCGTGATCCAGATCAAAGCGACGCGGAGCGACCACAAGCGAATGATCTCTTGCCGCCAGCCGTCGATCATGCGGGCGTTGGCCGCGGCGAGAATTTTGGTCAGCGCGAGCAAAAGCGCCTCCTTGTCAGTTTCGAAGAGCGGAGAGAAAAAGCCAGAGCGCGCCGCCAAACAGCGCCGCTAGCAACCCGCCGGAGCGGGCGAAGCGCGACCGGACGAACTCCAGCGCGAGGCGGCCCAGCGCCTCAAGCGCGAGCATCAGCACCGTGAAGATGACCCCGACGCCGCAGGTCAGGACGATCATCAGGACGCCAACGACCTTGACGGCGAGAACGGCGGCTTTGCCGATCATGGCGCGAAGATCGCCCAGAGCGCGTAAGCGGCGGCGTCGCAGGCGAAGGCGGCGGCGCCTTGTTCGGGCGAGATCATCAGATGTCTTTCTCGCTCGCCGGCGCGCAGGCCTGCTTTTTCAGGATCCAGCCGGGATTTTGCATCAACCATTGGCTCGCCGCCTGCCAACCGCTCATCATGCAAGAGATCTCGGAATCAGCTTCGAACGGCTTGCGGAACCGCGCGCAATGGCCGGCGTCGTCCGAGCGGCAGGCGTCGATCACGACAGCCCAATGGGGCGGATCGACATATTCGGACGCCAGCGCCGAGGGCGCGCAAAAGAGCAATGCGGCGAGCAAGGCGCGCATTTTGAAACCTCTCGGAGATTGGATTTTTAGCGGATGATGGTGGGGGCCACGGTGAATTTTCCCGTCATGATGCGGGAGCGAATGCCGGAGGCCTCCACGATCAGGGCTTCATGGTAGTAATCCCCTGGCGTCTGGCTTTCAGTGTCGGCTTCGGCCAGCGTCACCCAGAGCGACCATTCCAGCGTCGTGGGATCCTGCACAAAACTCGCGCCCGTGGTAGCCGACGATTTCTTCAACAGGACATCCGCGCCCGATGAAGTCGAGGTTTTCCCCATCCACCAGGTTCCGGTTGCGCCGGTCGGATCGAACGCCGAGCCGTCTGCGACTTCGATTGCAATGGTGAGCGTCGGCGTATCGCCTGCGGGGATGGAGACGTTTTGATTTTTGTTCATTTCGTTTCCTTCGGCAGAAGAATTCCGACAAGGGATTTTGCCCGTTCGATCACGCCGACGACGGGAGCTGAGCGCGCAATGACGCCGCTGATCGCGATGCTGCGCGCGATCGATCCGGAAAGCGCCAGCGCGCGGATGGCGACTGAATGGGCGACGGTAGAGACAAGAGCGAGCGCGGCGGATGAGGCGGCGGCGGCGGTGATCGATATGCGCCGCGAGAGCGCGGCAGACGAAGCCGAAGCGAACGCGAGCCCATTCAAGGCGATGGCTTTGGCGGCAGAAACGGATGAGGCCGCCGCCATAGCGCAATGAAGGCTTGCTGTTTTCGCCATAGAAAGAACGCTTGGCGCGGCAATTGGCGCCAACTTGCCTATCGATCGCCTGAGAGACGCCGCTGAAGTCGAAGCGACCGAGAGCGCGCGGGCGAAGATGGCGACCTTGACCAGCGTAACGGACGACGCCGAGACAATCGCAAGATTGCGGATGAAGGCGCGGCCATAGATCAGGACGACCGATGACGCCGAGGACAGCGCCAGGATTTTCGTGACCGCCCGCGCAAGGCCAACCGCGCCAGCCGAGGCGAACGACAGCGCCTTCAGGACGGAATGCGACGCCGAAACCGCGCCAGACGCCGCCGCCGCGAGGTATTTGCCGATCTGCCGCGCGGCGGAGGTAGAGGATGCTGACGAAACCAATTTCGCCAGACCCACGCCTCGCGCGAGGCTGAGCGCGGAAGCGGAAGCAATGGCGAGCGCGCGATTATAGGCGCGGCCAAGGGCGAGAGAAATGGCGGAAGCCGATGACAACGCCAGCGCCAGCGCGAAGATCGCCGCTTTTGCCAGCGTCGCGCTTGAGGCCGACGAAAGCGCGAAGGCTTTGGCGACGGCTTTTGCATCGGCAATGCTCGCCGCCGACGTTATGGAGGCCAGCTTGCCGACGCCATGTGTCGGTATGACGGAGGACGCGGACGAAATCGAAAGGCTTTGATTGTAATTTACGGTTGCCGGCGCGATGCGTAAAGAATCGAATATTTGCTGGCTAACCGCCTGTGGATACCAATAATCCCACGGCGCCGCCGCCCAGGCCTTGAGCTGGGCGACGGATAAGAAATTATTGACGCTATAGGCGAACGCCGCGAGGTAGGCGCTCGACGAAAGCGCCCCGGAATACCCTCCTACCGACCAAGTGCTTGACCCTACAATCATCGTCAGCGCCGTTGCTGACGTTGCGGTTTGAATGGCCCCGGTTTTGAGATTAACGACAACGAAATTTTGTTGCCCGTTTCGCGCGCTGGCCGCAATGAAATAAGGGACGCCTATCGAAAGCGTTATCCCAGAACTAACGGTCGCGCCATTGACGACGATTTTAAGAACGAGAGAATTGAGCCAGATATAAGAATCGCTCGACCCGCTTGTAGCAATCGTGTCGAATAAAACAGCGGTCGTGCTGGCAATGGGTGAAACAATGCCTGCGAACGTGACTGAGCTAGGGCTATCGGAATAAGAATTGGCGACGGCGATATAGGTGCCGGACACATTACTTTTTACCGCCAATCCCATGCCGGGATATATTAAACTTGTCAGCGACCCGCCTGTCACGACGCCGGCGTTTCCGCTCTTCAAATCGATGAATGTGCCGCCTGGCGCCGCAACGCCCGCATAGCGAGCGCCGCTCGCCATCGGATGCGCTATACTCATCGCTGGCGAGCTGCCGGGGAAAGCAAGCGGATTGCGCGGCAAGATCAGGCCCATTGTCGCGCCTTACGAATTCAGATTGATGTTGTAAGTTCGATATTTGACCGTCTGCGTCCCGCTCGTCAGCGTAAAGCCCGAATTGTTCTGAATCGCCAGCCGGAACGAGCCGGGAGGGATGATGATGCCGTTGGAATAGCCGACGAGCGTCGTTTGCGAGGCGGCGGCGACGAGTGGGATGATCGCGCAGGGCGGGAAGGTCGGCGTGGCCGTCGCCGCCGTGCCAGCCGTCAATTGGCCGTCGCCATAGGTCGAGCCATCGTCCAGCAATTCATAAATCCACAGCGCGAAATTCGCGCCTGCGGCGATGGTGCTGGACGAAATGGCGCAGCGAACCGAAACGTCCATGAACTGGTCAAGATTCGTCCCGTTGGCGATATCAGCGACGCTGGACAAGACGGTCTTGGCGTTCGCCATGCTCGCCATGTCGGCGGAATTGATCGCGGTCCCCCATGTCAGGCCTTGCCCGTTGCCGGCCGCCCATGCTGTTCTGCTGGTCATGATGCGCCTCTTGCCGGGTTAGGAGTAGGCGACCTTGACCGTGAAGGCGATGGAATCGCCGGACCACAGGCCGACAGAGGTGAAATCGCAATAATAATCCATGTTCCCTCCGGTCGGAGGCGAACCGGTTCCCGCCGCGTCGAACACGCCGACTTCGGTAATGGTGCGGGCGCCCGCCGCCGTGATCGTGCCGGTCAATTGCAGCGTGTCATTGGTGGCCGTGGTCGTGACCTGAGACGTGGCACACGTAACGCGCGCTTCCGTGGTGCTGGTCGTGGTCACGACATTGGCCGAGGCGGCGGCGCCGGAACCGGTGCCCCATTGGAAGTACCATGCGGCGGCGGCGAGAAGCGAAGTCACGCGGGCGAGGCCGTTATTCTGAGTGCGCGCGGTCATCTGTGGATCTCCTATGTCAGCGGATGTTCAGCGCGCGGCCAATGCGGTGCGCGAGTCGGTAAAGCGGGTTTTCATGCCAATAGCCGACGACGCCCAAAGGCTCGCGGCGCCCATCGGCGCGGATGACGGTCATTTCGATGGATGTCGATCTGACGCGGCCACAGGCTCGCATTTCGCCTGCTGCCGGCGATTGTCCAGTCATTTGAATTCCCCTGTATGGAAGCGGTTTACAGCGGGCCGGTGCGCCCGATTTCGGTGTAGGTTGTCCCGTCGCCGATGAAGGTCACGGTCCAGACTTTCGCCGTTGTGGTCCCGGTCGCGATCACGCCGGACGATTTGAAATTCGTGCCGAAGGTCACGTTGTAGGAGGTCGTGCCGGAGGTGGTAACGATGACGCTCAGGATATGGTTCTGACCGACGCTGGCGGCGTTGAGCGTACAGGCTCCGGTCGGCGTGCCTTGCCAAACGCTTGAGGCGGGGCTGACCGAGGTCGTTCCGCTCGCCGCGATCGAGCCGAGCGGGAGCGGACCCGTCGCGACCCATTTCGAGGTCGAATTGTTCCACGTTAGCGAATAGCCGTCGATGCCGGCCCCTTCGGTGACGTTGACATCTGATAGGCCGGAAAGCGCCGGCGTCGCCCAGGACGCGGTTCCCGTCGTTCCGCCATAAGTCAGGAAGTTTCCGGATGCGCCCCCGCTTGGGACGCCGTTTGGCGGCGTGACCCACGCGCCTGTTCCAGACGACCCGCCATAGCCGACAACCTGGCCGCTCGCGCCCGCCGTGGGCAATTCTCGCAGCGTCGCCCATTGCGTATTGAAATCGGTCCCGTCGGTCTTGGTGAGGGCCTGCCGCGTCGCTCCGCCCGAGGGCAGCACATTCGACGGCGACGACACCAACGCCTGATAATAATCATGGCCCGCGCCGTCATTGGCGCCGGCCGAAAAGGTCGAAGCCGACGTGTGCGCGACCAGGACCGCATAGAGCGTTCCGGCTTGCAGAAAGGTATCGTTGACGACATAGGCGGTCGAGGCCGCCCAGGCGCCTTGATAACGATAAGACCCCATCGGCAGCGTGAACGTCGCCGTGGTGCTGTCCGAAAGCGTGATCCGGATCGTGGACGGCGTCGGCTGCGTAATCGAGGCGATGCCGAGGCCGGGGCTGACCGCCAGCAGGCCATTGACGGCGGTCTGGATCGCGGTCCAGTTGGCGTCGCCTTCGGCCCATGTCAAAGCGCGCCCGAGGATCGAGCGCAGGTACAGTGAAATCGACATTTCCGCCGGTCTTTCTTGAGATTAAACGCCGAGTTTCGGATCGGGCGTGAATGATTTGACCGTGCCAGTCTTGGCGAAATGCGTCGTCGCCGAACCCATGTTCTTGCCGCCGATCCAGTTGCCCGAGGATTGGCAAAGCGCGACATCCGGCAGTTTGCCGAGCAGGGTTACAGGCGGCGACGCCGGATCGGCGCTGATCGTTCCATCCGTCGCGCGCGAATATTTCGGCGGGACCGGCTTGCCGTCGGCGTTTATGAAGGCGCGGCGGTGGGCGGTTATCGATGTGTCGAGCGTGACGCCGGTAAACATCTGGAATTCGGCCATTTCGACCTTGAGAATCGCGCCCGAATTCGCGGCCGTCGATGGGACGCCAAAAGGGAACCCGGCGACCGGCAGCGCGCCGCCGGCGAATTCATCGGTCCCGATCGTGGTGAAGGTTTCCGCGCCAAAGGCGTCATAACCGGCCTGGACGATGGGCTGTCCGGAGAACAGCGAAACGATGTCGTTCAGACCGCCGGCGCCGGTCATGGCGTAGACGCCGTGGGGGCCGATGGCGTCGCCATTATAATCGACGTCGTCGAACGCCCACCAGAATTTGCTGGCGGCGGAGGCCGTCATCACGCCGCTGTCGTCGTAAGCAACCGATGACCCGGCGCTGACGTCGAACGAGATCAGGGCGTGGTGCCATTTGTCCGCCGCGACCCTGATCGGCGCCGGGGCCAGGATATGGCCGGCCGAACTGCGCAGCGTCGTGTAACCGGCGTAATTATTGGCCCCGACTTCAAAGGCGTCCGGGGCGATCAGCCCGTTATTGGTCCCGTCGTCCTGCGTGCCGCCATGGCTGTATTGCAGCCGCGCATAGAGACAAGGAACCGGATTTCCGGTGTCGGGATCGACGCCGCCGGCAAAAACGCCGATATAGCTCGGGGCGATGCCGAAACTCGTGCTGGACCCGGAGAAAAAAGCTGCGCTATGACCGTCGCCCTGCCAGCCGAAGGTGACGAGCGGGATCGAACCGACCCATGGCGAGGCCGAAGAATCGCCGTTCAGAAAGTCGTTCCATGCAGCCGCAGCCGCATCGAGCGAGGCCTGCGGCACGCGGAACCAGAGCGAGATCACGGCCTTGGAGAAATCCGCGACGGATGCGCCCGGATCAGAAAGGAACCCCATCAAGTCGCCCCGTCATAAAACACCACCGCCAGGCCGCTCCAGGACACGTCAACGATGTTCTGGAAGGGATCGAGCCGCCACGGCGGATTGATCGTCGTGCCGTCCCAAGCCGTTATCGGCGCGTCCAGATCGTCGGGCGGCGGATTGCCGGCGTCATGGTCCCTGTTGTCGAGCGCGAATTCGATTTCCCAATATTGCCGGTCAGAGCCGTGAACGACCCGGAAGGAATCCGTTCGCCGGACCAGCACCCATGAGGAACCATCCTTCGACCAGATCTTGACATCATGCGTGACCCGCGCGTCGCCGGACGCTGCTGAATAATCAAGAGCGAAACGGTCTTCGCTCCCATTATCGAGCGTCGTCACTGTTTCCTGATAATGGTCTGCTGGGTCAATGACCGAATAGGCGTCAACACGCTCAACGCTGATCTTTGAGCCATCGTCACTTCCCGTAATGACAACAGCATGAGTTTTCCGCGTCTCCTGGTCTGAATTATCGAACGCCCACGTAACCTCCTGATATTGCTTTGCAGGGTCAATAAAGGTGATCTGGTCGATGACCTCGATGATAATATCGGAGTCCGAGGTTGGCGCCGTCGGATCGGCATCCGGCGACCTGAGACGCCGCGTCGAGGTGACGCGGCTCGATTCCGTCGTCATCCGATCGCCACGTCCGAACTATCCGAGGGCGCCGAACCGACGTTGATCGACCCGCCGATGTTTGTATTGGTCCCGGCGTAATCCGGGTTCCATGACTGGCCCGGAGGATTCGAGGCGTTGTTCGGGTAATTCTCAACCGGGCGCCGGATCACATAATTGGTGATGCTTGCCGAATAGCTGGCCTGCAGCACCTTTGGCGGCCATCCATCTTTGCCAAGCTGCAAATGGACGGGCGCATTGCTGTTCGAAAAGCCGGTGTCGATCGCAGTTTTTCCGGGCGACACGTCATTGGTCTGGAACGGACGGACGATGGTTTCAAGCGTCATCAGTCTCTCCCTCGGCGTCAGCTCAAATTGATTTGTTGCGGGATTTGCAGCGGCGTCGTCGCGATTTCATAAACCGTCGTGAAGCTCGACCCGGTCAGGTTCTTAAGCTGGAGATCCAGATAGACATCCTGCCGGTTGGCGAGTTCGGCAAGCATCTGCTGCGAGAGATAAGGCGCCGTGGGGGCAGTGTCGGTGGCGGACGCCGCATGGGTGAATTGGCTGGTCGCAGCCGTTTGCTTGGAAATGAGCGTGGACCACGCCGCCGCCAATTGCGCCTTCTGGTCATCGGGGTTGCCGATGATCTGGTTGGAGATCACGGCCTGCTCGGCAGTCAACGGAAACGTCAGGCCGTCGTCGTTCGGGTTGTCGGCCGGCGGCGTATAGCCGAGGTCGGAGCCGACGACGATCGTTGCGCCGACATCCTCGAAATAGCCGTCCGCGAAATAGCCCGGCGCGAAATAGGTATCCGTGGGCGCCACAGCCAGCGCCGTCCCGCCCGTCCCGACCGCGCAGCCAATCGTGACTTTCGTCAGCGCGTCGCCCGTGTCGCCATCGCAGGACAATTCGTAAGAAATGATCTTCCCCGACGCCGAGCCGCCCGGCAGGCGCGGGTCTTCGATCACAGCGCTTTTGCGGCAGGACAGCGCCACCCCGGAAGCAAAGGGCGCGGAAAAGGAAATCTCGGCGCAGCGCGCTTTCTTGCGCAAATGCGCGCGGGCTTTCATCAGGCCATATTCAAGGCTGCGCCGGCCACGATCCGTGGTGAAATAGCTGCGCGCCGTGACATTGCCGACCTGGCCGCCGGCGGGGATCGAGATCGAGGGCGGATTGGTTCCGAGCGAATACCAATGCACCGTTCCATCCACGACCACGTTTCCAGGCGTCGCGGACCATGGCGGCGGAACAGGCGGGACGGCCGTCGAAGTCGTGCCGGCCTGAACGCAGAGATGCAACGTCCCTGCCGGGAGATTTGGCCCGAGCGAAATCCACTCCGCCGTTCCATCGGTCGTGGTGACGCCCCAGACCCGCGAGAAGGCCGGCGATCCCGCCAACCGCGAATTGTAGAGCGGAACGGTTGTGCCGGCGACGACGCACATCTGATAGCTGGAGCCGTCATCGGTCCTGATAATGGTCCCGACCGCGACAGAAGCCCCCACCGACATGGTCGGGTAAAACGGATGCGTCAGCGCCGAATAAGTGACCCAGACCGGCGTTGACGGCGCAATGATCGTTCCAAGGCTCGCCGCTGTCGCGCCCTGCCAATCGGCGATCGCCGGCAGGTTGGCGCCCATGCAGGCCCAGGTGGCGCCGCTGTCCGTCGTCGTCGCGCCGACAAGATCGTTGAAAGCCGGTTCCGTCGCGCCGCACGTCCCGGCGACGATGCACACATAAAAGCTCGATTGCGCCGGCAGGGTTGGGTTGTTCGGGAAGCAGATCTGCCCGACCTGCACCGGCTGGCCCGCGAGCGCCGTCCAGTTGGTTGGCGTCATCATCGGGTCGGACAGCGAAACGGTGTTAAGCTGGAGGACTTCCGAATCCTGCTGCACGGTCGGATCAGTGAGGACCGGTTGCAAATTGCTCGTCAGGGTGAAGCCGAGGCGCTCCGTGCGCTTGCGGTTGGCCTGATATTGCAGCCCGAGGAAGCAGACGATGTTATATTTCGGCGTGATGTTCCATTCGACCTGCACGCTCCCGTGGGCGACGCCAGACGTGGTGACGCGTTTGGTTTCGCGCGACCACGGCGGCGGCGCCATCAGCCCGACGAAGGACGGCCGCGAATAGCTGATCGAAAGCGACATGGTGTCGCCTTCGACATGCTTGGTCGCCTGATTTTGCCAATTATCCGAGGACGAAATCGAGGTTGAGCCGATCACGCCAGAAGTGTCGTAAATCCCGGAGTCTCGCACGAACCAGCCGCCGCCGACCGATGCGCCAGGCTTCGGCCAGTCGGACACCAGCTTTTCGCCGGTAAAGGTCTCGATCGTCCACGGTTGCAGATCGATCGAGCCGCCCGAAACGACCTGCGCCCATTTCGCGGTCATCTCGACGCGGATCGCGGTGAAGGGCGGCTCGCCAATCCGCAATTGCAGATCATCATAGAACGCCGTGGACCCGTCAAAGGTCACGGCGCCATCCTCGCCGATCAGAATGTCCGAGACGGTCCACGCCAGCGAGGTGCGGTCGATGTGATACATCGACGACCACGCCTCAAGAATCGCGTCCGGGTCGTCGCGGTGGGCGTCGTCAAGGAAAACCGGATCGTAAAAAGGCGCGATTTTCAGCGTCTCGGCCAAGGCCTGCTTGCGCGAGATATAATCCGGCGCGCGGGCGATGAACTGGACCTTGAGAACCTGCGCGAACAGATCGGACGGCACGCCGACGAGGCGCCCGAAAAACAGCGGGATGACGAAGGCGATTTCATCTCCCTCGCCAACGGCGGAAACGCTCGCCGAAAGCGTGACGGTCGTCGCAGTTTTGGCGATAACAATCGTCCCATGGGCGACGGCGTCCGGCGCCGTGAGATCAGTGACGCACGTTCCGACTGTCACCCAATTCGGGATCGAGGCGAAGGTCATCACGTTGGATGCGGCGGCGGCCGAGGTCGCCAGAGTCCCGCCGAACCACGAAAACCACGCCCATTGCTTACGCCCGGAGGACAGCAGCCCGACTTCAGGATTCTGGATTTCCAGTTCAAGGACCGGGATTTGCCCTTCGTCGTGCTTCAATCCGAACGAAAAAATCGCCTCGTCTTCGGTATAGCAATCCGAGGAAAAGCCGACCGTCGCATCCGCCACATAGTGGAAATAGAACGGGCCGCCAGAGCCAGGACCGGGGCCGCTCATTCAGACCTCCTCAAGGTCGAGGCTCCAGCCCACGCGCGCCGCCCATTCGTCCATTTCTGTCTTCGGCGTCATGACTCGCATGGTGAGTTGCGGCCGATAGAAGGTGAACGCGCCCTCGGTATAGGATGACCCGGAAACGACGGTGCGCCCGGGCGACCCGCCGGCCGTCAGATAGGACAATTCCGCGACGCAGGAGACGGTGACGACCTGACCGGGCCAGATTTTGTCAATCGCCGGCGCGCGCTGATCGGTGCAGGAGATCGTCGAGGCGTATTTGCGGAATTGCGCCATCGACAGATCGACCAGCGCGCCATTGATGGTGCGGCGCAACTGCTCGGCCGCCCTGATCGGGGTCAGCGTCTGTTTCAGCCCTCGGGCCGAATAGAGCGGCACGCCGAAGCTGTCGAGGATGAGCAGCGTGGTCGCGCCGGGCGGAAGAATGGCCATGGATCAGCGGTCCCAACTCGGCTTGCGCTTGGTGGTCGAGGCCATTTGCGATTGCGCCGAATGGCGTTGCAGATCGCGCACGGTGTCGCGCGGCGCCATCAGTTCGAACAAGCGGCCGCCCTGATCGAGCGTGAAGGGAATCAAACCAGCGTGGGCGGGCGGGCGCGCGACGCCGCCGCTGGCGAAGGCCGGGAGCGACGCAATCGCCGGCGTCCCGATCATGCCGCCCATGGCGAACCCTGGCATTTGCAAGTTGTTCAGGCTGTGGAAGAAATCCGCGCCGAACGCGCCAACCGCGCGCGCGCTGACAACAAATTCGCCATTGCTCAACCGCGCAAGGATACTGTCGGACGTGCCGGAGCCGGGCCCGGCAATAAGACCGCCGCTGGCATGGGCGCCGATTTCGGTGTTTGAACTGCTGCCCGAACCGCTTGCCCCGCTGGACTGGTCGGACGCGCCCGACGATGAGGCGCCGCCACCAAACAGCGACTTGACCGATGCAAACCCGCTCTTGATCTTCTCAATGAGCGCGTTCCATTTGTCCTCGATCCATGCCACGCTATCGGTGAACGCGGTTTTGACCCCGTCCCATGCGCTGATCGCGCCGTCCCTGAATCGGTCCCAAAGAGCGCCGCCAAGATCTTTCAGAGCGTTCCATTTGGCTTCGAGCCAGCCGAAAAACGCTTCCGCCGCGCCCCTGATCGAGGCCAGGGCGTTGCTTGTCCCGCTTGCGATCGCAGCCCACGCGGCCTGCGCGCCGGCCTTGACCTGATCCCAATGCGTGTAGAGCGCATAGAGCGCGATGCCGACCGCCGCGATAACCGCGATGACAACGGCGCCCCAGGGCGTGGCCGAAATCAGCATGAAGGCGGCGGCAAGCCCGCGCGCCAGTGCGGCAAGCCCGGTGAACGATGCCCCGACGACCGCGATCACCGCAGGGATGGCGCCGACGACCGCCGTGAACAATTCGATGCTGACGACAAGACCCATGATCAACGCGGTAATGACCGGCGCAAGCCCGATCACTTGCAGAAACACCGCGATCAACAAAAGCTGCGTGCCGGAATAATTGGTGCGGAAAATGAGGTTGATCGCGCCCGCGACCAAGTCGGCAGCGGCCTTGACGCCTTGCCAGGTCGCGACGAGATTGTCCCAGACGCCCTTAATGGTCGGATAGCCGGCTTCATGCTCCGCCTTGATCGCCGCCCAGGCGCGCGCAACGGCGCCCTCCAATTCTTCCCAAGGGCCGCGCATCCATGCGAAAGCGCCCGTCATCTGCGCGCGAATCGCGGCATAGCCGGTGGCGAAAACCTCTGTGATTTTGGCCCATGTCGTCGCTGCGGATTCGGCCAGAGTTCCCCAAGCCTGCATCTGCAAGGCCTTGTCGCCTGAAAACAGCGCGCGGAGGTAAGCCCATGCCGCGCCAGCGACCGTTTCGATGCCGGCGAAGGTTTGGGACGCGACCGCCGTCAGCGGGGCGAGCGCGGCGCGCAGGCCCGGGAACAGCATTTCGGCCCCGGCCAGAAGCTGACGCCAGAACGGCGCCGCCAAAAGCAGGATTTCGCTGAACGTGCCGCGAAACAAGCCGGTCAGTCCGACCAAGCCGATGCCGATGGCGATCCATGTCCCAAGAGACATTTGTTTGATGGCGTCGAACACGGCGGACGCGATGCGCTCCATTTCTTCCCATGCGCCCGTCAGGCCCGGGAAAGCGGAAAGCGCCGCCGTGCGTAGCGCCGCATAGCCATTGCGGGCGATTTCCGCCATGCGGGCGAACGCCTCGCCGGCGCGATCCACGAAAGCAGTCCACAAACCGGACAGGTCAACGCTCGCGAAGGCTTCCGAGATCTGCGCCCATGCGGATGTCGCTATCGCGACCAGCTCGTCAAAGACGGCGATGGCCGTCGATTTCAGGCTGTTCCAGATCGAGGCCCAATCAATCGCCGCGACCTGTTCGCGCAGGCTTTCCCAGGCGGCGAGCGCCGTCGCCTTGAAATCCGACCACGCCGAGGCCCAATCGACAGACGCGACGCGCTGGCGGATATTCGTCCAGGCGTCTATCGCGATCTGCTTGATGTCTTCCCAAATCGCGATTGCCGCATTCTTCCAGCCCGCGAAGGTCGACAGGTCGTTCGCCTTGACGATGCGCGTCAGCTCGTTCATGGCGGCGACGGCGCCGCTGGTGATCTGATCGCCAAAGACAATCGCCGCGACGCCTGCTGCGCCAAAGGCCGTCGCTGCCAGGGGCGACAAGAGGCCGAGCGAACTTCCCAAAGCGCCGGCGGCGAGAGCCGTGGCGCCGAAGGCGTTCTGGAATTGCCCAAGCCAGCGGATCGCCGGGCCGATGACGCTATCGCCGAAATCCTTGAGCGCAGCCTTGTTGCGCTCGAAAAAGGTAATGATCGCGTTGTTCTGGTCGATTGTGACAGGCGTCGCCAGCGAGCGGAAATATTCGAGCCACGACGCCTTGACCGATGCGAGAATTGCGCCCGTCGCGCGCGCGTCTTCGGCCTGTTTCTTCTGCGCCTCCGACATATTGGCGGCGGAACGCTCATGCGCTTCGGCAAGGGCGTTGATGGCCTCGCGATTATCCGCGACAGCCAGAACTTCCTTCGCCAGCCCTTCGCCAAAAGCGCGTACGGCAATATCGCTGCGCCGCGCGCCGTCAGCCATCTTGCCAAGCGACAAAACGACGTCGCGCGCGATTTCAATCCCTGGCCGCGCCTTGCCATACATGTCGCGCAAGGCGACGCCGAGTTCGGCCGCCGCCTGCGCGTAGCCGCCAAGGCCCTGCGTTTTGCCGCCAGAGCCGGCATGGACCTTCGGCAGATTGGAAATCTCGCGCTCGGCGCCAAGCACAGACGTTTTCTCGCCATCGGCTTTGGCCGCTATATCGGGGATGTCGCCACTATCCTTGGACAAGGCGCCACCGATCTCGGGCAGCTTAAACTCTTTCCAGCCATCGGCGAGCATTTTCCGACGATTTTCCGCGGAATCGCTGGACGGGGTATGCGTATTTGGATCGTCCTCGCCCTCGGCGGCGGCCTTTGGCGCGCCTGGCACATGAATCCAACCCCGTCGACCCCCCTTCACCTCGGCCTGGCGCGCGGCCTTGTCAGACGCCGCGACCATCTTGTCGAGCACGTCACCGCCGACGCCGACGCCCTCAAACGCCGCCCGAAGCGCCGAATATTTTTCCTTCGTCAGGCCAGCGGCGGTCGCCGCGTCGTTCAGCTTGGCGACAGAATTGGCCGCCTCCTGCCCGATCTTGCCGATCGCCCCGGAAATGCCGGCCGCCGCTCCCGCAATTGCGGCAAAGCCCGCTCCGGTGCGGCTCGCGGCCTCTATCCCCTTGCCGGCGGCTGAAATCAGCGGGTCGAATGTCTTGCCAAGAGCCTCGCCGGCGCCCGCGATCTGCCCAACCATGCTCTGAAACGCGGACGCCAATTGGCCGAAAACCGACTGCGCGGAATTGAGATTTTGCGAGGCTGATTTGGTCGCGGCGCCAATATCGTCAAACGCCTGCTTGCCCGCCTTGCCGATGTCGGCAAGTTGCCTGGCGACTTCCTTCCCGCCTTCAAGGGCGATTGTCTGCGTGAAAGACGAACCCGACATCGTCAACGCCCTCCCGCATATTTGCCGTAAAATTCAGGAATCTTCTGCTCGGCGCGCCGGCAGATATCGAGGATATTGAGCCGTTTGGGGATCTCGGTCGCGCGCAAGCCGATAAACAGCGGGATTTTCGCCCCGCTGCCCGATTTGAGATCGGCGGTCGTGAGACGCTTCGACCGAGATGGATTTTGCTTCAGCGCGGATTCTGCCGGCGCGCCGCCGCCATAGCCGTAAAGCAGCGGATATTTTCCGGTCTTCACATAGAACAGCGGACCGATCTGGCTCTGGTAGAGCTTGGCCGTCATCTTGTTAGCCCCGATCATTTTCGGGGTTCCGGGCAGCGGAATCCACAACAGCGGATTGCCCTCGACCGTCGCGCCATATTCGAACACGATAGCGAAGGGAATGCGCACGCGCGCGGTGACGCTATATCGCTCGGCAAGCGACTTCGGGATTTTCGTCGTCACTTCAAGCGCGTTGGAAAAGTCGCGCGAGAAATGCGCCCCCGCGATATTGGCGGCCCCCTCGCGCTGAATCATGTCGGCGGCGTCGTTCATCGCCGCCGCCGCCGCATTGGACATCAGATCGCCCAGCGCCTCGATATTGATGATCGGGCCGCGGTCGTTTTTCTCGAACCTGAATTCCATCCCGGCGAAGCCCCTTGGCCGATGGCGCGCCTATTTCGACAGCGCCTTGATATGGTCTTCAATCGCGCGCCCGTCGCCCTGGGCGGCGAGGGCATGGAGGCTCAATGCTTCCGCCATGTCTCGGCGTTTGCGCCGTTCAGCGAGATCGAGCCTGACGTTGATCTGCGCCGGGGTCATTTCCCACAGTTCGTCTTCGCGATAACCGTGGGCGACGAGCTCGCCAATAGCGCGATCCAAATCAGCAAAAAAGCTGCGCTTGTCGGGCTCTTTTCTCGGTTGATCCGCTAGGCGTTTTCGCCGCTCGGCTCGGAGGCGATAAAGTCCGATGCGCTCAAAGAAAGGATCTCCCCCCTCATCATCGCCAGGAACTCCCCCATTTTGGGGCCGATCGTCGTAGGAAAAGTTTGCGCGAGGATATGAGCGATCAGTTCGACCTGGTCTTCGATCGCCATATCGGCGGCGTCGGCTTCCGTTTCCGCGTCGCCTTCCGCGTCGAGGCTATGCGCGATGATCCTGGGCGCTTCCTTGGCGCAAGCCAGAATGACTTGGGTCGCAGACGGATTGCCGCCCTTGTCGATGATCGCGGCAAAACGCGGATTGCGCTCCGCCGCATCAGCCAGAAAGCCGGCGCTTAATCCGCGCAATGCAAGGCTTTCGCCGCGAAATTCAATGATATTTTTCGTCCGGCGAAGGCGAGACAATTGAGACATGCTGTTTCCCTTATGAGAGCGGGCGGCGCAATGACAACGCCGCCCACGCGATCATCAATAATTCAGCTCGGCGCCATAGCCGAAGGCGTAGCCGTCGTTATCGACGGCGAGATTTTTTCCGGTGATCGGCAGATCGGCGAATTCTTTGGAGACCCATTGGAGCTTGCCTGGGATGATCTGGCACCGGGGGATGATCATCTGGAATTTATTGCCGATCGTGTTCTTGCCGAGGAACTGCCAGGCCATATTGGCAGGCGAGGCGTCGCCCAATTTGAAATAGCGATGCGGGGCTGTGCCGCCCATCGAACCGACGCCGCAAAGGGCGAGATTTTCGATGGTCATTTCTTTCAATTTGGCGCTCATTTCGGAAACGCGCGCGGTTAGCGCCGTCGCCACGATAGTGACCGCACCGCTTCGATTGGTGTGATAATCGGCGCGGGTGTCTTTGACCTCCGTGCTGAACTCTTCCACTTCGCCGACATCGGTAAAGGCGTCGTAATCCCAATGCGCCGTCCCATCGACGATGGCCGTCGTAATGCCGGTCGGGCCGCCCGTCGATGCGGATGTGCCTGCGGTCGAGCAGGTGTAAACAGACCAGGGCCATTCGCCCGTCGCCGGAGACGGGTTGAAATTGATAACCTGTGCGCCGACGGCGTAAGTCGTCGAAGGCTGCCATCGCTGAATCAAGGGGGCGCTCGTGAGAATGCTCACGACGCCTTTCATGATCGAGAGATTTTGCGGGCCGATCGGGGTAGCGGTCATTTTGGGGCTCCATCAGGGGCTTGCGACGCCGTTGTGACGGCGCGGTGCGGCCTTGCCCAAGGACCGGATTCGGGCGCAAAAAACCAGCTCGAGGCTGGTCATTTTGGGTTCTGCGATTCCTATGAAAGGCTAGAATTCGCTCGGCTTGAGCGGATAGAGGAAGGTCAGGGACAGTCCCATTTCGCCTTCGATGCCGGACGCCAATGTGAGCGCAGTAGTACAGCCTTCATAGCGAACGTCTCCGTTCGGCGTAACGAGCGACCCAAGGCTCGACGAGTCGGTCGATGCAACGTCAGCGAACACCGCGGCGATCGCGGCGACGCGCAATGCGTTGAGTGCCGGTCCAACATCTTCCGGTGCGCCGCCGAGCGAGATGAAGATTTCCGGCGTCAGCCGCATCGGCGTGATACCGAGGCGCCGCTGGATCGTCTCCATGCCCTTTTCCAAATCGGGCGCCTCATGGGCGTCGAGCAGGAATAGCGCGGGCCGCTGCGACGCTGCCGGGTTCATCGGGCGGTTGCGATAGACCGCCGCAAAATCCGAAAGGCCGGAAAGCACAGCGAACAGCCGCGACAGGATCGCTTCGCGCCGGTCCATCAGGCCACTTCCATCAGCATGAACAGGACTTCGCCCAGCGTTTCCCAATTGGGAACAGGCTTCATTTCATATTTCATGACCCGGTGCGCGGTGTCGGGCCGGTCGTGAACCGACATGATGCGCCATGACTTGCCGCCGAAGGTCACGTTCATATCCGCCATCGCGGCAGGTTCGATTTTTTGCGCGGCGAGATCGGCGCGCATCACCGTGCAGCATGGCTTGAGGACGCCGATCTTGAGCGATTTCTCGTCCAGAACTTCCGCGGAAGTTCTGTCGATCGCGGAGAGCGAAACGGTTTTCCCCGTCGCCGGGCTGCGAAACGCGAGCGGCGTCCCCGCGGCCTTGTAGGCCATCGCCATCATGCGCTTGACGCCGCCGGTCAGATCCATCGAAACGGCCTCACGCGATCACGGGGACGCGATAGTTCAGCAGCGTCGGCGCGATCACGTCCATGATATTGCTCATGCCCTTGGCCGGATCGCCGAAATACTGGACCTGAAAGACGCCGGTCAGCGTTTCGGACCTGATCGACGGGTCGCGGCCTCGCGCCATATAGGTCGAGAGGACATGCTTTTCGCAGGCGTCGACGATATCGTCCGGGATCGGATCGTAACCCGCCGAATAGGCGACGCTGATCGGGGCGTCGAGCCATGGTTTCCGGGCGCCGTCGGCGTCGATCCGCGTCAACTGACCCGAGGGGGCGTCCAGCAGGAAATCGACGTCAGCTGTCAGCGCCGTCTCGTTCTCGACCACAGCGCCGAGTTCGATGACCGGCCAGCGCGACAATTGCAGCGGCAAATCGCGCGCGAGCGTCATACGCGGCCAGGACGGGCGCCCCGACGCAAAGGAATCGCTCACGGTTTCCGCGACCAGCACGCGGTTGCAGAATTGTGAAATTGCGGTCGAGGCGCGCGCGATCAGCCGCGTCAGATAGGCGTCGTCGCTCGATATCGTTACGCCGAAATCGCTTTTGAGGGTCGCGAGATCGACCAGCGCGTAAGACGTCGCCGGGGTCGTGACGGTCGTGACGACGGAGCGGACCATCAGCGTTTGTCCTTGGCCGGAGCTTGCGCCGGAACGGGCTTGACGACGGCAGGGGGCGCCGCGGGGCGCGAGGGCGTCATGACCCTCGTCTGATAGGCGCCGGGCTTTTTCACGCGGTCGCGCCGCCCAGCAGGGAGGCCGCCAGTTCGCGCAGTTTGTGCTCGGGGGCTTTTTCCGGCGCGTCCTTGCCGCGTCCGGCGATAAAGGCGCGCACTTCGTCGAGCGGCGCGGCGGCCGGGTCGAAGGCCATCGGGCCGCTGCGCGCCCGCGGGGCCTCGGCGGCGCCGAGGATGGCGACGACGCCCCTGCCCTCGAAGATTGCGGCCCTGTCGGCGGCGAGCGCCGTCAGATCGCCGGGCATGTAGGGCGGCGCATGTTTCAGGAACCGGACCCGGGCGTAAGATGTGGTCATTGATGGAGAACCCCGATGGTGGAAGGCGAGGCGGCGTCGGCCGCCCCGCCAGATGATCAGACCGGCGCCGGGATGGCGTCGAACCCGGCCAGCACCAGCAGGGCCAGCGTCTTGGCCGTGTCGGTATTGGCGGCCGAGAGGTCGGGCGTATGGGTGACGCGGATATAGCGATAGGCGCTCGACAGGTTGACGGCGGCCGTGGCCTGTCCGCGCACCGTACCGCCGCCGGCCGGGCCGGTGGCGACCACGCCGGGCGCGGTCAACACGAGATAATCCGCCCAGGTCGAGGCGTCGGCCGAATGCTCGATTTTGAGCGCGGTGACGGACAGCGTGGCGGCGGCGGCCAGCACGGCCTCGAAGGCAATGACGATTTCGCCGCACAGAGGAACGCCAACCGAGGCGCGATCGAGGGTGAGGCCGACGACGGACGTGTTGTCGCCCGTTCCGCCGGCGGTGAGCGAGGTGAAGGCCGAAGCCGTCCGCTCAGTGATGACCGATGCGATATCGGTCTGGATGACGCGATTCATGGAATGTCTTTCTCGATGGAGATCGGGGAGGCGGCCGAACCTTGCCGGCCGCCCGTGAGTTCAGCCGGAGACGCTTACGACCACTTGACGGCGGTGATGACGGCGACGGCCTCATCATGGCGCAGGTGGAAATCATGCTCCGCGATGGCGCGGATCAGGGTTTCGTCACGCTCGAAGGCGTTGCGCTGGTTGCCGCCGGCGTCGGTGTAGGAGCCGTCCTGCGACATGCCGAGCGACAGCGCCAGGGCGTCGAAGATGAGCGCCTGCGACGCGTCGAGCAGATAGATTTCCGTCTGCGTGCCGTCGATCAGCGTCGACGGGATCTGCGTCGTGGTCTTGAACGGATAGCCGCGCAGCGTGCCGTTGTTGACCATTTCGTCGCGATAGACGTAGAAGCCGTTGCTGTTCTTCAAGGTGAGCAGGAACTGCTTGATGCGCGGGTGGAAATACCACACCGGGCTCATCATCGGCACATTGGCCGTCTCGAGCGCCAGGATGGCCTGAGACAGCTCCGAATCGACGGTGGTCAGCGTGGGGGTCGCATTGGAGGCGATCTGATTGCCGCTCAACGCGATGTTGCGCAGGCCCTTCGGCCAATCGGCCGTGCCGTCGCCGCGCAGGAAGGCGAGATCCTCGGTGCGGGCGAGGCCGAGCACGATGTCGTTCTGCACCAGGCCGTCGGTCGCCGGGCTGGCGTAGCGCAGCCAATCATTGCTGATTGGCGTGAGCACGGTCAGCTTCTTGAAGCTGGCGACGATATTGCCGGTCGAAGCCTGCTGCGTGCCGGCCTTGGCCCCTTCGGCGCCATAGGTTCCGGTGACGCCGCCGGTCTGCTTGCCCATGCGCATGGTGCCGCGCGGCATCGGGATGACGGGGACGCCGGACGAGCGCACGACGGTCGCCGGGCGCAGCAGCTCGATGACCTGGTTGGCGAAGTCCTCGGGCACCAGCGCGCCGCCGGCGGCGGCGGTCGAGGTGTTGAGCGCCTTGGTGACGGGATGGTTTTCGCCATAGTTCTTCTCGGCCCACTGCCCGGCCAGCATGGCGTTGCCGCCGGCGTGGTAGAAGGCCTTGACCATGCTTCCGACCGGATAGAGCTTTTCCTTCGGACGCGCCGGGACGGTCTCTTCCTGGCCGGCCGTGGGTTCGGCCGAAGCCGCCGCGGCGGCTTCGGCCTCCTTGCGGCATGCGATCTGCACGTCGAGATCCTTGAGCTCGGCCTGCACGGATTTGAATTCGGTCACCTGTTCAGCGGACATCGTATCGCCGCCAGCCAGGGCCGTCAGCTTGTCGGTCAACTGCGCGCGCTTGGCGAGCAGGTCAGCCGTTTTGACTGCCATTTTAGGGCTCCATCTATGGTGGTTGGCCGTTGAAAGCGACGGCGGGCGCGCGTTGCCTAAGCGCGGAATCAGGCACGCCCGGCTGGCGCCGGGAATGGGTTCAGACTGCGGGCGCGGTCAGCGCGGCGAGCGCGGCCTTGCAGCGGAAATGTTCGAGCTGGAGCGCCTTCTCCTCGGGCGTCTCGAACTCGTCGGCGTCGTCGGTCTCGTCCTCCGCATCCTTGGCGACGCGATCGAGGATCCCGGTCAGTTTGCCGCTGGCGGTCTCCATCAATTCGCAGGCGGCCTTGATGTCGGATTCATTGGCCTCCGACAGCGCTCGGCCGGCCTTGACGATCTGGCGGAAGGTCTTGACCTTGGCGAGCGCCGCCGCTTTGTTTTCGGCGCCGCCCTCCTCGCCCAGCAGCTCGCCGACTTCCTCGACCGTCATGGCGATCAGCGCGGCGCCCAATTGGCGGAGCGCCTCCGTCAGCATGGCCGGAACGGGCGAATCGTCGCCTTCATATTCGGCCTCCCATTCGGCGCACGCCTCAAGATAGCCGAGGCTCGAGAGCAGATCGGCGAGATTGGCGACGTCGTAAAGGCTCTTGACCTTGAGCGGCTTGACGGTCTTGGCCGTCGCCCCGGGCAAAGAGCGCTCGACGACCAGCGCTTCGGGATTGGCCGGCACGCTGACGAAGCTGAATTCCATCAGCTCGCAGGCGGCATATTTGACGCCACCCTGCTTGAGCGGCTCAGCCTTGGTCGGATTGAACCCGATCGAGGTGGCGTTGACGATGCCGTTCTTGATGCGACGGTAGAGCCGGTCCGAATCGACGTCGTCGCCTTCCGGCGGAAACTGCACGAGAGCCTCGAGCGCGCCGTTGCGGGCGGAGATCTCGACGCAACGCGCCACCGGGCATCCGGCGTCGTGGTTCCACAACACGATCGGGTTGCCCTTGTAGGCGACGAGATCGATGCCGTCGGCGACGACGATATCGCCGACCCGGTCGACGTCCGGCGTCGAGACGATGACGCGGATCTGGCGCTCGCCGAGGCCTTCGGATTTCGTGGTGCTGGGCAGGAATTTACGCTGCAAGGCCATGATCGATCCTCAGATTTGTTCTTCGCCGGCGGCGGGGCGGCCGGCGCCATCCGGCGCGCTGCCTGACGCCTGGCTGCCGGCGGCGGCGAGATTGGTCGGCGCGAGAAGCCGGTCGCCATCCGGCTCCATCGGCAGATTGGGGTCAAAGCGCGCGCGGCCCTCGTTCTGCGTCAGGAGGCCGCCGGCGACGCCCTGTCGGCCGGTCAGCATGCGCGCGGCCGGCGAGGCGCGGAACAAGTCGGACAGATCGAAATCGATTTCGAGGTCTTCGAGATCGAGGCCGAAATGAAATTCGAGCCGACGCTCCCAGCGCGTGAACTTGGGCGAAAGCGTATTGTTGGTGTAATCGATGTCCTGCGCTTCGATATTATTGTTGGTCGCGCGGTCGGTCTTGGCGACCTTGTGCGGCGGGACGCGGAAGAAACGGCAGATGTCCTCGACCGAAAAGCCGCGGCTGGCGAGAAACTCCAGATCGACCGAGCTCAGCGACAGTTTTTCCGGCTTCAGGCCCTGTTCCAGAACGGCGGTGCGGCCCGTATTGGCCAGACCGGCGTTCATCTCCTCCCAATCCTGCCGCATGCGCTTGGCGCCGTCGGTGGTCAGCGTCTTGTCCGTGACGAGCACGACGGAAGGCCGCGCTCCATTGGCGACCCATCGGCCGGCCTGTTGCTCCTGCCCGAGCGACAGGCCGATGGTGTCGGCGGCGAAGGCGATGCGGCTCGACCCGACCAGCATGTTGAAGCCGAGCTCCTGCATGTGGAACACATGTTCGGCCGGGACGCGAAAGCCCTGGTAGGCGTCGCGCAGCTTCTGGAAGATCGACAGCTCGAACAGGCCGGTCGGCGCGAACTGATAGAAAATCGAACCGTCCGCCGCCTCGAGCACCGTGACCTTGTCGGGATTCATCGGAATGAGTTCGGTCGGCTGGCCGCGCCGGTCGCGCAGGATGACGGCGTAGGCGTTGGATTTGAGCTCGACCGAGCGCTCCATCATCCCCGCGAATTGATACCAGTCCTGGACGCGGTTGGGGCGGCGGAACAGGCGGGCGAGGAAATGATCCTTGACCTGTTCGCGCCCGCCGGGGCCCTTGCGGCCGCCGCCGAGGTCGCGCTCCGGCAGGGGGCGGTAAAGTTTAGGTTCGGCCCTGGCGATGTCTTCGCTGATGATGTTGACGCAGGCGAACACGGCTGAGCAGCGCATGGCCGTCGACTGGTTGACGGCGACGCCCGACGCCGATTTGACCGAGCCGAGAAACGGAAACCACGCGCCGCTTTCGAACGTGCCGCCGCGCCGGACTGGCGCCGCCATCGATCCGAACAGGCCGCGCATCAGGCCTCGCCTTCCATCGTCTGGCTCGACGCATCGGCGCGGCCCTGGGCGATCGCGCCGGCCAGCGCCAGCGCGCCGCCGACGATGAACCCGGCGGCGGGGTTGAGCAGCCACGCGCCATAGGCGATGGAAGCCGCGCCGGCGACGCCGACAAGATCGCGGACAAGGATGGCGACGACGGTCATTTGCGCTCGCTTACCAGACGTGAAAGCCGCGATCGGCGGTGTAGATTGAGCGTTCGCTGTTGCCGTCGCCATCGGCGGGCATGAGATGCGCAGCGTCGAACAACGCCATAACCGGATCGATCTTCGCCGTGCCGCTGGCCTGTTTGGTGACCATGGTCGCGTTGTCCGAGCCCTTGAGCATGCAATTGCCGACGCACCACGCCATCAGTTCTTGGCCGCAATGGGTCAGCTCGCCATCAGCGAGCTTGTTGGCGACGGTCTTGATCGTGCCTTGCAGCGTGTAGCCCTGCTTGACGCCTTCGACCTGGCCGTTCTCCTGCGAGACCCCGCGTCGGGCGACCTGGTCGATGATTTCCTTGACCCCGACCGGGTCGAAGCCGAGCTTCGCGAGTTTGCCGGATTGGTTAATTTCGTCGATGAGGTCGGCGACGTCCTCGAAGGCGTCGGCCATTGCATCGACAATGATCAAGTCGCCGGTCGCCTCCAATTCGAGGAACTTCGGGGCGACGTCCTTTTGTTGCTCGAGCGCGCCGCGATGCAGCCAGGCGCAACCCCAATGCAGCCAGCGCGTCTTCTGCTTCACCTCAACTTCATCCGAGCCCGGCTCGACCGGAACGGAGACCTCGTAAGTTTCGCGGCCGAGCAGCGCGAAGCCGAGCAGATCGTAAAGGCCGCCGCCGTCGACGCCGATTGTAAGCAGGTCACAGCGTTCGATGATCTCGGCGAGGGTGAGGGACTTCTCGCCGTTTCGCTGCCAATATTGCGCGCCAGGCCAGTTGTCGGTCTTAAGCCCCACGCCGATCTGAATGTTCAGATGCTGCGAAGCCCAGCGAATGATTTCCTCGCGCCCCTTGGTCTCGGCTTCGGCCCGCGATTCCTGCATGCGCGCCACGGTGATCGAGCGCCCGTTGTTGGGCATCACCATCGGCCAGTACTTCGGATCGCTCCATTGCGACTCGTCGCGGGCGATCGCGTCCGGGAACTCATAGAGCACCGGCAGCGTCTTGCTCGTCTTGATGCGGCCGTCGCGAATGCCGCGCGCTGCATTAAGGTCCGACTTGAAAATGCCTGTCGGCGCTTCGTCCGATTGCGTCGAGATGATGATCCCGAACGCCTCCGGGATCGACACCATGCCGCCGCGCAGCTGGCCGACCGCGGAAGCGGCTTTCGCTTTTTTGCCGATGACGTGGAGCTCGTCGAGGAGCCAGAAGGCGGCTTTCTGGCCCGTGAGCACGTTGGAATCGAAGGTGAAGATCTCGAGCGTCGCGCCCGTCATCCGATTGGTGATCTTCTTGAGATGGTTTTGAACGTGCAACCGGACGTCGCGTAGGCTCGGGTTGAGCTGAATCATGCCCTGCGCGGCTTCGAAGGCGATGTCGGCGATGTCCTGCGTCGGCGCCACAATGATGCCCGAGGCTTTCGGGCGCTTGTTGAGCAGCAGCCAGGTGAGGCCGAGGCCCGCGCTATAGGTGGTCTTGCTGTTTTTCTTGCCGATGAGAGCGAAGAGCTCGCGGATGTGGCGGACCTGAGCCTGCTCGTCCCAGGAGCCGAAGATCGCGCGGACAATGTCGCGGAACCATTCGCCGGCGGCGTCGCCCAGCAGCGGGTTGCCCTGGACGTCCGGTAGGCGAAGCAGATTGAAGACCTGCACCGCGCGCTCGGCCGCAGCGTGATCGAGCGGCAGATCCGGGATGAGGGACCGGCCGTCGCGCAGACGCTGTTCCCAATCGCGGCAGGAGAGATCCCAGCCGCTCAATGCAGGAACCTGTCGAACTCGTCAGGAGCGTTGTTTTCGTCCGCGGGTTGCGTTGCCTGCGGCCCGAACAAATCGCTCTGGACGACCTGCTCGGCGTGGCGCTTGGCCGGCTCTTGCGTCGCGGTGAACTTCTGATGGACGTAGGGCGCGGCGCGCTGAGCGATCATCGCGGCCTCCGCGTATTTTCCTTCTGTGAACAACTGGCGCATCGACGCCAGCATGATGTCCAGCGGCGTGTTGCCATTTGCTAAGGCCTTGGCCGATGCTGCGCGCGAGCGCTTGTTCACCGATCCCGGTTTACGCCCCGCGCCAAGACGTTTGCCGCCTCGCGCCATTGATAACGCTCACTTTGATTGATGTTTGATTGTTTATCGAAGGCAAAACCAGACGATGAAAAATCTCCGGCCGGGATTGAGCGCGGTCTAACGCTTGCCTTCGATTGGGGATTTAAACCCCCTACCCCTCCGTCGAGAAGGGCCGCGCCAGGCGCTTGGCCTTCTCTTGGTTGGTCTTCAATGTGTGGCAGGAGCCGCAGAGGCACTGGCCGTTAGCTGGGTCCAGCTTCGCGCCGCCGTCTTTCACCTCGACGATATGATCCGCGAACATGCGACGCTCGGCGCGCCCGCACTTTTCGCATCGCCGCCCTGCCCGGCCGATGACGATCTCGCGCCAGGCCCTGAACTCCGGAGTAATGTAGAAACTGTCCCGCACCTTCGGGGGGACGCGCGCCGCCGACCTGTCGGCGCAAGCCAGCATGGGCGGCCTGCACTTCAGCGCCATCTGACGCGGCCTTTCGGTGAGGATTTCTTGAAGCCAAAGCGGTAGCACTTGGGCGGAAACGATCCGCTTGCCTGTTGCTCCGGGGCGCTAGGCCTTCCGTGCAACCGCCCGACGCTCTTCCCGCCGGTCACGCCACGACCCGCTTGAGGTCGGAAGCGGAGGCGCTGAGCTCGAATTTCTCGAAACTGGGCCTCACAGATTGAAGAATGAATCTGATTCGCCCACGTGGGTCAAGGCGCGCAATGCGCCACACTTCACCCTCAAACCCACGCCGGGCGACCTGCACCAGCTCTCCCGGGTTGAATGTCTCGCGCGGCAGGATGCGCGGTTGTTGCGTCAAATCAATGATCTCGCCGGCCTTCATGAGCCCGTCCATGATGAACGCTGGAACAACCGAAGGCGCCGAAAGTTTTCCACAAGTCCGTAGCAGATCGACCACGCCCCGCGCTTTCACAGCGGCTGCCCATTCATCGCTTCCGGCCGCCCAGGCGACGAAGACATAGCCCCGAAACAATGGCCGCTCGATCGGCTCGGCCAGCGTCTTGGCGCGCCCGAAGCGCTTGACGTCGATCGTCCTGACCTTGGGCGCAAACACCGGAAAGCCCAGCTTTTTCAATTCATCCGCCGCACTGTCGAAGCAATAGGCCTTGGTATGCGCCACGCCCCAGGACAGTTGTTTTTCCGCCACCATCTCGTCCACCCCGAATTCCGCCAAGCCCTACGCACACCCACACGCCAGACCGCCCATCAACAGGGCCGCGCGCCCTGCCCGCCTGCGCCGGGCGGGTAGAGCGTCGGAAAATCCCAAACATCGCAAAGCCTGCCGTCGACCAGGTGCTTCCGCGTCGGAAAGCTGCGAACGCCGCGGGCCTGCAGCCATGCGGACCAGGCCGGCGAGTTCTTGATCACGGGCACGGTCTTACCCGGCGCGAGGGTCGGATGTTTCTTGGCCGCCAGCACGAACGGCTCCCAGCCCTTCCGACCGATCCAGCTTCGCGCCGACATCGGCTTGCTTGCCTTGCGCCGAACCTCGGCGAGATAGGCCGGGATGTGTTCGATTGCGAGAACCCGCTCTTCGGGCGACAGATCACGAAACTTGCGCCGGACCGGCTCCAACAGCTCGCCATCCGCCCAGGTCCACGCATCGACGAACCGGCTGAAATCGGAAAGCCATGAACCTTCATCCAACGCCGGGGTCGATGAAGGCTCGGGGGGCTTTGGGGGGATATTGGTTCTAAGGTTACCGTACTCGTACCGCAACAGTGCGGTACGGTCGGTACCGCACAGCTGTGCGGTACGGTGACCCGCTTTTTCATCCTTTTCCGCCGTACCGCAATCTGCGGTGCGGTGGCCTATTTCACCCTCTTCCAAGTCATTGTTTTCATTACAATCCGTTTCGCACGGCGCCGCAATTTGCGGTGCGGTCTCGGCGCTATCGGATTGAATTTCCGTATTTTTTTCGACGTCGCGCGAAGGGTCTTCATTTTCGACGGCCGGAGCCCCGCATTCGGCGGGGTCATAGCCATATTTCAGGGCGAACGAGACGCAGAGGGAATCGGCCAGCACCACCACCATATTGGCCGCCCATTTGCCGCTGTCCGACCAGCGCCTGGCGCTGACGAGATAGATCAGGCCGCGCCGCTCAAGGTCGCGAAGGCGGCGCTGGACGCTGTCGATCGACTGCTCGCTTTCTTCGGCCAGCGCGGCCTGCGAGGGCCAGCATTGCCCCTGCGACGAGGCCGCGTCCGCGAGCAGCATCAGAACCGTCTTAGCGCTGGGCGAACCCGCCTTCTGCTTTTTCGCCCAGGACATGATCGCGAGACTCATCCGCGCCCCCCGGCGTTCGCTTGTTCTCCGCGCCAGCCCAGCCGACGCGCGTACTCGCAGCACACCGCATCCGCGAGCACCACGCCCTCCGCCTTCGCGCCAATCTGTTTCGGCGGCGCGCGATAAATCAGCCCCCTGACTTCCAGTCGATCCAACGCCAATGCGACGTTTCCTTCGGCCGCCTCAGTGGCTTCAGCCAATTCTTGGCCAACCGGCCAACACGATCCCCGATAATCCGAGAGCCCGGCGAGTGTGACGAGCACGAGCTTTTCGAGACACCCGCCCGCTTTCACGCTCCATGCCCATTTTTGAATGATCAAGCTCATCTTCCGCCCCCTTCCCTGCCTTCCGTCAGCAGCCGGATCTCGACAAATTCCGCCGCCACGTCGCGGCCGATCAGCCCATTGGCGCGCAGCGTTTGCAGCGCGCGCTCGACGGCTGAGCGCGACAGTTCGGCCCGCTGCGCCAGATCGGCGCGCGAGACGAGGCAGACGCCCTTGTCGTCAGCGCCCAGCGCCAGATTGAGCAGCACGCATTTCTCAACCGCGCCGCCGGCCTTCTGCCGCCGCGCCCAATTCACCGCTTCCGCATTCACGTCGCCACTCCGTCAAAGTTCGTGATTTGTAGAAACCGTCACAGCCTCATTGCCCCATGCGTCCCAGCCGGAACGCGCCGGGCCGCGCCGATTGAGTTCGATCTTTGGCAAGGAGGGGAAATAGGCCTCGATCAATTCGAGAAATTTTTCCGGCTTGGCCGAATGGCCGCCGAGTGGCGCGTCGATCACCGAATCCCACTGCGTTCCCATCGCCGGCGCCGGAATTTTGCCGCGCGTCCCGATCAGAAGCAGCTCATGCTTGTTGCGGTTCCAGTAGCCCGTGCCGATTCGGTCCTTGTTCCAGACGAAATGCGAGACGTAGCGAAAGCCCCAGGCCGCGACGACGCGCAGCCCCTCTGGCAGCATCGGAGCGGTAGCCCAGAGAAACAGCACGCAATCGTCGGCGGCGATTTTCTCGACCTCGCGCGCGCAAATCGCGTCGATCGGCGAGGTCGGATAATGATTATCGGCCGCGCGATCCATGCCGCCGTCAGACCACACATCGAACCGCCATTCGGGATCGGCGTAAATGACGCCGTAGCGCTTGTCGGGGAGAGCAGCCTGCCGCGCGCCGAGCTCGGCCTCGCGTTCCTGACGCCGCAGCTTTTTTTCCGCCGTGCGCTCGGCCCCGGTCATCTCGACGGAAGCCAAAGCCTGTTTTTTGGCCGCCGCTGTGCGCGCTTCGAACGCGCCCTCGTCAAGCGCGGCGAGCTTTTGCCAACGATGCGATTGCGTCTTCGAAATATCGAGATCGGCTAATTTAACGGTTTCAGCCTGCAACCGTTTTTCCGGACGCCCGCCAACTTCCCGCTCGCCATTCGCGGCCATATCGCGCAAAAGCTCGCCCGCGCGCCGCTCGGCGCGAATTCTTATTTCGGTGGCGTCGTCAATAAGCTGACTATCCTTGGCCGCACGCGCGTAGTGCTGTATCGCCACCATTTTATCGCGGATTGTCTTGACCTCATCTATTCGCCGCGCTTCGGCCAAAGCCTTTCTCGCCGTGTCGTAAAGAACGAGCGTGCTCATCCCGCCATCCCCTCGCTAATGACATCGAGCGGCAGCCCCTCCCCGCGCCATTCCATCAGCACGGAATAGACGCCATGGTGCAGGCCGAGATCGGCGGCGAAAACCCATCCGCGCGCCTCATAGGCGGCGCGCTCGGCATGGCGCACATAGCGGAACCAAAGCACGTCGCCGGCGCTCATACGGCCTCCATGAGGTCGCGGCGAAGACGGCTGCGCGTCGCCGGATCGAGCGCGTAACCGCTCCCCAAGATCGTCTCGATCACGATGCCGAACGGCTTCAGCTTCGGCCGCATCTTGCAGACGAAAACATCGACGATCTTGGGGTCCGCCCCGCCGTCGATATCGAGCGAATAGAGGGCGGTTGCGATCTGATCTTTCGTTGCGCGCTCCCGGTTCAGCAGCACGCCGAAAACCCGCTGTTCCTGCGGCGTTAGCCGCCATTCCAGCGGCAGGGGCGCCGCGCCGATCAGCGCGCTCTCAAGCTGCGCCACACGCTCGCGCAACGCCGCGTTTTCCTGTTCAAGCAGATCAGTGCGGCGCGAACCGGCGTCGACGCGAATCATGCGACGCCGCCTTTCGCCTTCTCCAGCAGCGTGCGCATTCTCATCTTGCCGCCGGAGGCCTCGATCGCGACGCCGACCCGCGCCAGCTTCATCCTCGCGCCCTGGACGACGGTCTCGACCCGCCTTTCATCCGTCTCTGCGCCGTCATAGATCGCTTCGAGCAGATGCTTGCGCCGCGCCTGCGGCCGCGCCAGCAAAGCCTCGATGAGGGTCGTTTCCTCCGCCGAGAACTGCAGGCCGCCGATATGACGCGGCAGGTCTCCATTGACGCCGAGCGCCGCGCGCGGGTCGACCGGCACAACCGGCGCCGCAACAATCGGGGGCGGCGGCGCGGTGGCGACCGGCGCGGGCGCCTGACGCAGCTCAACGGGCGGCTCCGCCGCCGGACGGGGCGGCAGCGCGGCCTCCGCCTCCGCCGCGCGCTTCACGCGCCGCGCGCCCTTCAGCGCCCGGAACCAGACGACGGTCAGCCCCTTCCACAGCGGCAGGTCATGTTCGGCGCAGAATTTCTTGGCGTCCTTTTCGGCGAGCGCGCCGAGCTCGCGAATGGTCAGCTCCAGATCGTCCGCATCGACGCGGCCGGAATAGGCGTCGCCGAAAAACAATTCCTCGACCGCCTTGACCGCATCGGCCGAGATCGGCGCGAGCTGGCCCCTGACGCAAGTTTCAAGGACACGCCGCGCGCCATGGGCATAGCGGCGCGCCAGTACGGCGCGCAACGTGCCGATGCACATCAGATCGCCAACCGCGAACCGCGCATAGGACGGCGGATGGCGCAATATCCGCGCGCCGGCGTGATCGCACGTCCGCTGCATGGTCAAGGCGTCTTCGTCGCCAGCCGCCAGCAGCGCGAAATGCATCTGCTGCGGCGTCACCTGAAGGCGGTCGCGATTGTGACGCACGAAAGCCATCGCGCGATCGAGCCGGTCGCCGTCCGGCACCACCAGCACCGGGATCTCGCCGACCTGCGGATGGCTTGCCGCCGCGATCGCCGTGTGCTGGCCGTCCAGCACATGCAATTTGCCGTCGACGCGCGAACACACCGGCGGCTTGAACGCCCGCCAGCTCCAATTGGCGAAAATGCGCCGGATCAGCGCAATCGAGCGGTCCGAAAGATTGCGCTGATAGTCTTCGTCGACGAAAAGCTCTTCGGGATTCGCGATGACGAGCTCCGGATAGTCGGCATCGACGGCGGCCGGATCGAGGCCGGGCATTTCAATCTTCTGGATCTGGCGCAGACTCATCTCGCGGCTCCAAAAATCGAGGACAAAAATTCCAGCAAAGCCGCGCTCATCCTGGCGCCCGCCAGAACGCGCGCGACATCGCCTCGCGCGTGATTTCGCCGCGGGCATAGCGCGCCGCCAGCGCCCGCACCTCGTCCGGCCCGAGCGGCGCGGGCCGTCGGGCGAATCGCGGCGCTGCCGTTTTGGGAAAAGCCGTCATGACGGGCGGCGGAGCCTTGGCTTTGGCTTTTGGCTTCGGCTTTTCCTCGGCCTCGGCGGCCGCCGCGATCTCCTCCGCGCTCGCCGCGCGCACGGTGAAATTCACCGCCGTGCCATGCTCGCGCAGCATGTCGCGCTTGAGCGCGAGATCGTCGAAGCGCGACAAAAAACGGTCGAGCGCCGCCATATAGCGGTTGGTCTGGCCGGGCCCGAACATCTGGCGGAATATGACGCGGCTGCCGGGCGCGCGGTCGCGCCAGACTTCCAGCACGCGGCAGGCCATGCGGCCGGCGAGATGCGGCTCGCCATTGACGAGCACGCCGACGCCGTCCGGCAACAGCGCGATTTCGGTCCAATCTTTCGCCAGGAAAACAGTCAT